ACAGTATTTTAGACAACCCAAAGTATTTGTATCATTGCCTAGTCAAGGAGTTTACAACACACCAGACGATATAGTAGGCGATCTTACTCGCATGCCTGTTTACGGCATGACCGGCATGGATGAAATCATGTTAAAAACTCCGGATGCATTAATTACAGGCGAAAGTACTGTGCGTGTAATTGAAAGTTGCTGTCCAAATGTTAAAAAAGGTTGGGCAGTAAGCAACTTAGATGTAGATGCACTTCTAGTAGGTATTCGTATTGCTACCTACGGAAATACTATGACCATGGTGCATGTATGCGAAAAATGTGATACAGAAAACAACTATGATCTAGATGTTGGTAAGTTTTTAGAACATTTTAGTCAGTGCCAGTTTGAAGCAGAAGTTGCACTAGATGATTTGTCTATTCGTATACATCCATTAGACTACAGACAAGTAACTGACTTTAACCTAGAGCAGTTTGCCTTACAAAAACGACTAATACAGGCCAGTGCATTAGAAAACGAAGAAGAAAAAAATAAAATTATTGGTGAAATTTACAAAGACTTAGGCTTACTACAGAATAAGGTTATCATTGCGGGTATTGAGCAAGTAAATTTGCCTGACGGACAAGTAGTAACTGAGAAAGAATTTATTACTGAATGGATTGAAAATGCTGACAAGACTGTATTTGATGCTGTCCGTCAGCAGGTAAACAAGAATAGTGAAGTATGGCGCATACCAACTACTAATGTTAAATGCGATAGTTGCGGTGCAGAAAATTCATTTAATGTTGATTTGGATCAAGCAAGTTTTTTCGCCGTCGCCTAACAAGACTTTCTAACGAACAAATTGAGGATTTGCTTGTTAGGCTTGAAAAAGATGCTGTACAATATAAAACAGAGTTGTTTAGAATAAGTTGGTTTATGCGTGGCGGTGTAAATATCAACGATCTACTGCATACCTACTCTGCTGAAGATATAAAAATCATGGGCGATATTATTAAAGAAAATATCGAAACTACTAAAGCATCACAAATGGCAATTATTTAGAAGCTACTGCCGCAGGCTTTGGACCTCTATAGTCTTCACCTTGATCCATTTTTTCACCTGGCTTTCTTGCGTATCTATTGCCTACGCCCCAACCAAGTTTATTGCCATACTGATCGTAAGGTTCTGCGGCAGACTTTGATGAATCCTTAGCAGTTGAACTAGAGTCAATATCTTTCTTAGCATCAGCCGATGGCTTACCAGCTATAGGTGCGCCTGTATCTTTACCTTGTATAGTGCCGTTAACTTTGGCCTGTGCTTGATCACTGAGTCCGCTAGCTTTCCATGCTTCTCCGATTCTACCAAAACTTTCATTCCATACCCAAACTACGCTAGGATCAATAACATAAATCACCCACCATGCCAGTGCTTCTTGACCTTCTTTAGTTGCTAGATATTTTGTTAACCAGATGATACCAACTTCTGTGGCAATGGCAAACATTACACTTGGACCACCCAGGGTTCCAAAGCTAGCACCTGTAGCAACCACAGCACCTGCACGTACAAACCACTTGACAAATGGTAACACCTTTAGCAAGTTCATAAGTTTAACAAAACCGCTAGATGCCATAAGTGCTACAACCATCTTTTCGCATTGTTGACGATAAGCGGCAGTACCTTCTGCTTCAGTAATTTGTTTACTAGCAACTAACCCTTTGATCGCTATGCTTTGTTGAATCAGTTGTCTAGCGATGTCTAAAAATCCTAGAATTTTAATTACACGAAGAGCTGTACCTGCGGCTTTACCTAAACGGGTATCAACAACTTGCCCTTGTATCTTGTGGGCTACAATGTACTGATCAATTAGTTTTGTCACTCGACCTGCGGCAAAGCCTACATTATAAGCGGCATCTTCAGCGATTACTTCATATATCTTCATTTAGGGAATCCTCTAAGAATATTTATCCACTTTAAAGATGAACTACGTTCATCTGCTCTTCGCTTTCAGCTCGAGCTTATCTCTTTTTCTTTAATGTTAAGAACTATCAAGTGCGAAGCACTTAGATATTATCTAGATTGTTCAGTCACACTTTGCCCAGGCCGGGCAAAGAATTGGACATTATCTGAGTTGCACATGTCACACTAGCGTTACAGCATTACAGTGGCGGTTGACCGGTACCACGAGCTGAGTCTTTATTCAACGGCGGCTTACTAACATACGCTAACATGCTAGCAAACGTAGGGTTTTTCACCCTTCCTTGTGCCTTTTTCTTTAAAACAGCAAAACCGCGGCAATTCGCGATCATCGTCCTGCTAAGGATAGTTGCTGAGTACTCTTAACGGCAAGAGATTTCCGTCCCTCTTTTTATCGAGTTGTCCTAGGCGCATGATATTAGCCTGCGCGAGCTTTAACCGTTTAGCTGTTTGCCTTTGATGTGATTGCCGTGTACACGGACCTGTATATGTCCGTTGTAGTAGTCATCTGATTCTAATACTCGCCTTGAGAATTGCTCTCTTGCCTCTATATAACTACATTCAGCCTTGGATGTGCAGTAGTAAATGATTTCTCTTGTGAAATTTTCTGCGCCTAGTTGTGCTACGTCTTTGTTTAATTGGTCGTTTGAGCCATAGTATTCGCGCCAGTCCGAATCAATTTTGCTTCGTATGCGCTTTTTCTTTTTTGTGCCATTTTTAAGTTTGACTGTTTTATAAGTTGTTTTTGCAAATTTTGCTAGTTTTTTGCCTATATACATGCGACCAGTGATTGTATTAGTAATGCAATAGACGAATCCAATACACTCTTCGGGTAAGGTTTCGACTAGAGATTTTTGATAATACCATGACATCAACTAGTTAGCATTGGACCCCTTGTCTGCCTTGCGTTTTTGATTACGTGCCTTTAATTCTAGTTCTTTTTCGTCCATCCATTCACGGACAACAACTCTGCGCTGACTTAGCAAGCGACGGATATCGCTCATTACGTGGCGCAGTTTTATAGCAGATGATTTCGTGCCACGCCCTAGCCATTCTTGATTGACTTCAAAATACTCTCTAAATTTCTTTAGGAGTTCAGCGTGTAACTCTTCATCTTGATGCACGATTATTCAGTAACCTCTAGATCATTAGCATAGCTAGTGAACCCGTTTTCTTTGATAACTTTTAATACGTTATTAACACGGCCGATTAGTTCGTCCTTGTGTGATATTAAGAATACATTCTTCTTGCGTTCACGAGCAATCTTCTTGAGCACACCCAATGCTCCTTCAACACCCGACGCATCTAAACCGTTGTCAATAAGTTCGTCAATGAACAAGAGATTAATCTGCTGATATAATGACTCCCATACATCACGGAACGCCCACGATAACGACAAGATAAGTCTGTTACGCTCACCTCTAGACAAGTTATCAAAGTCTAAGTCTTGTCCTAACTGCATAATTTCAACTGTTAAGTCGTTTAGGAATGTAACAGTATGCGGCAAGCCCATCTTGTCAAGATAGTAAGTCAAGCGATTGTTAAGATATGCTAGATTTTGATCAATAATCTTCTTACGAATAAAGCTATCTTTTGATGTTAACAGTTTAAGTAGAAACTCTTGATGTTCTTTAAGACTGTTAAGCTCGTTAACCTTATCCCATGAAATTTCCTGCATGGCAGTATCGGTCAGCTCGTCAATTTGCTCTTGATAGGGATCAGACTCGCCTGCTTTGACAGTCAACTGTGTTTCTAAAGTCTTTAGATTGTTTTGATGTTTAAGTGCCTGCTCGACGACATCGTAGTAAGTATCCGGCCGACCTGTTAACTCACCGATTGCGTCAATTTCTGTTTGTATCTTAGCACGATCCTGTGTAACTTTATCAAAATACTTTTGTGCTTCAGCTAGATGTAGAGTAGCTTCTGTGGACATTTCTTCGTGTTTATGATCGTGAAGCTCTTGTTCACAAGCATGACATTTTTTGTCCTGCAACTTAGCCAGCTCGGCAGCGTACTTTTTTACGCTTCGCTCCGCTTGCGCTATCGCGCTGTCTAACGTAGCCCGCTCCTTATTTAGGCTTTTTAGCTTCTGCGAAGCTTCTTCGTAAACTTTTAGCTCGGCATGCTTCGCAAGCTCAGCATCAATATCTACGCTTTCTAATTCTATGATAGCACGACCAATCTTTTCTAATTCATTTTCGTGTTGAGTATTCCAAGCACCTTGTCTAGTGAGCAAACTATCAATGCTCAGTTGTATCTTTTCGTTAGACTTTTTAGCCGCTTCAATATCTGCACTTTCTTGCATGATACTATCTTTAGTTTGACGTATCATTTCCTTAAGAGCTTCTGCCTTTTCACTCAGCAGAGTAATACCTAACAACTGCTCAATAATAACACGTTGATCATTAGCCCGCATTGATAAGAACGGTTCAGTATAGGTGTTTAGAGCAACCACGTGCTTAAACATATCATGACTCATACCTAGTAAATCGTCTAAGTCTTTTTGGGTCTCACGCATGTCACCTTGAGCATCATCAGACTCGTCTGTTTCTTGCTCTTGATCGTTTACATAAAACTTTAAAATATTAGGTTTACGTCCTCGCTCAATTCGATAATCTGTACCGTCTTTATTAAAAGACAGCGTAACTAACATACCTTTATTATTAATCTTATTAATAAGATTATCTTTTTTGATGTTGGTTAGGGCGTTACCGAACAGGGCATAACTCAAGGCATTTACAATGGTAGTTTTACCAGTGCCGTTGCGTGAACCGCTGTCATCTCCGCCCTGGTCTAAGTTTTCACCCAGTACTAGCGTTAGATTTTCTTGTGCAAAATTAACTCCTTGAGTTTGATTACCGACACTCATGAAGTTTTTAACTGTTAATTCCTTAATTTTTATCATAGACTATTATAAATTGCTAGTAAAGTATTTTTGTCAAACTGATCGCTTTCAATATTAATAATTTGACTGCTGACAATTTGATCAACGGATTCAAATGCTTGGATATCGATATTAGTATTAATCTCAACATCTTTACGTTCTGTAATCAAGGTCAATTCGCGTATGTCATAATCTGACATAAATTTTTCTTTGATAAAACTAGCTTCTTCGTAGCTAATATCAATGTCCAGTGTAACACGTAGATGTTGTTTAGGTTTAATTAAAGTATCGGCTTCGTCGATTAGTTGACTTAATTTGACAGTTCTAAATGTAGGTTGGGCCGGCCATGAATGATACTCTGGTTGTCCGCCCCACTCTAGAATCATCATGCCACGCTCATCGTCCCACGCATCTGCATAGTTGTGCGGAAATGCATTGCCAATATAAATCATGTTGCGTTGTTGCTGACGTTTGTGAAAATGTCCGCTGAAACCTAGTTCATAGTTTTGAAAACTATCTAATTGAATCTCTCCGTGGTCAGGCATTTGTACCATAGCGTTCATAAAAAAGCTAGGTAATTCAAAATGCCCAAAAATATACTTGCCACCTTTTTTGCTTATGCTACGCCATTCATCTCCTACAAGCCACGGGCACAGAGTAACATCCCCAACAGTAGTAGGCTCGTGAACAACAGTAATCCCTGGAATATACTTGCCAAACTCGACGGAATGAATATCCCGCTTGTCTTTGTAATATAAGTCGTGATTGCCAGGAAAAAAGTAAAAGTTATCAAAGGCCTGGCCCAACTTTTCCAAAGCCCTAAGGCTATAGTCCATAGTAGTGATGTTAAGACTATTGCGATTGTGATGCCAATCCCCCATAAATATTCCAGTATCACATCCTTCCTCCTTAGCTTTAGCAATGTACCAATCTACGAAATCTTCGCAGTCTTTGTTATGTACACTACTATTAGATTTTAATCCAAAATGGATATCGGTAAAACAAGCTACTTTTTTAAACAAATTACTCACTAGAAGTTTCCCCTTCAAACCGCTTCATTGCGGCTTCGTGCTCTCCGGCACCTGTACGACTATAACTTGGATTCATGCCATTCATTTCTAAAATATCATCACGGATATTTTGATTACGTTTTTCTAAATTAATAACCCGGACAAAAGAGTTAGTCACAGCCGCAGTAAAATAAGCAAACGGGTTATCGGACTTTGATTCATCGAATTGTAAACCAATTTGTGTTAACTGTAGAATAGCTTGACCCTTCATTTCGTCATTGTATGTGTAGCCGCGAACGTTGCCACGAGTAGCATACCTCTCGCATAGTTTAATCATCATACGGGCTAAGGTGTTAGTAATTTGGCCCGCATCTTTATCAAATTTACCTTTGATTAGATCGCCCTTCCAATGGCTTTTTCCAACACATACGAGTTCGTCATTATCGTCAAACTTCCAATGTTGGAACGGCGGAAAATTTACTTTATCTCTATGATCTGCTAGACTTTTAGGGTTTTTCTTGCGTGTATTATTAAGCGGAATATGGTCAAAAGTCATGATTCTAAAGACTAAATCCGTCTTGGCAATCTTCTTATAATCTACTTCGCAGTCAGCTTGTTTAACCTTTTCTCCTGCTTTTTTACGTTCTTGATAGTCCAAATCACCTATTCTTTTAGCCTGATTTCTTTTAGCTTCGGCTACTGTACGTATGTTTATTTTGTCTAAACTTGGCAAAATAATGTCATATTGATGATATTTTGGATCAGTAAAACTACAATAAGATGTCTTGCTTCTATGTATTTCTAACAACATATCCTTGTTGTTTAGGTAGTTAACTTTAGCTGTCATTCATTCGTTCTCCGGATGTTGTATTATAAACTATGCACTTAATAAAGTCAAATAAATAGAGTATCAAATGGGGAAATCAATATGTCAGCATCATTAACCACAACACTAACTACAGCCGCTTCGGCAGTTAGTACCGTTGGCAGTAGTATTGCTAGTTTATCAAGACTGTCTAGTGCCGGGCTAACAGCAGGCGCAGAATCGGTTGGCGATATATTGGGTGCAGTTTCTATGTTTAGTGACCTCGGTAATGCTGACGATTGGCGAGTAAGATTGAGTCTTCCATATTGGCCTAGTTTTAGATCAAGTCCTGTACTACAACCGTTAGTTGATGCAGGTGGAATGGTATTCCCTTACACCCCAGAACTGTCATTTTCGACAAGCGCAAAATATAATCAAATTCCTACAACGCATAGTAATTATCAATTTCAGGCTTACGAGAATAGTGCTCCTGGACAGATAACTATAACAGCCCCAATGAACGTTGAAGACTCTACCCAAGCATTGTACTGGATTGCGTCATTGCATTATTTTCGTAGTATAACAAAAATGTTTAGCGGCTTTGATATGAAAGCAGGAAATCCTCCTCCGGTTGTATTTTTAAACGGTTATGGCAGTTATGTTTTTAAAAATGTACCAGTAGTGATAACAAACTTCCAAACGTCACTAAGCAAAGATTGCGATTATATCAGTTGTGATCCTAAAGCAAGCGTCATGGCAGTAGCTGGCGGGTTGGCAGACAGTATTGGCGGCCTATCTGAAACACTAGGACTAAGTAGCCTAAGCAGCCTTACAGATGGTCTAGGTAATCTTGGAGGCATATTAGGATCGTTTGGCGTTGGTGGTAGTACTGATGCTGGAAAAGCACATGTGCCAACAAAAAGTACTTTCACAGTTACACTACAACCGATGTACAGTAGATCAAGTGCTCGTAAATTTAGTCTTGATAGATTTGTTACTGGCGGGTATGTTGAAAATGCATTTGGATATATTTAATTATGGCAACTTCTTATAGTACTACAAGTCCATGGTACACAACACCTGTAACACAAAATTATCTTGACGTTCTTAATATACGTCCAGTTAGTGCCGAACCTGATGATGTGTTATATACTATTGGACCACAATATCAATATAGACCAGATTTGCTAGCATATGACCTATACGGTGATTCAACCTTATGGTGGGTCTTTATACAACGAAATCTAGATGTATTAGAAGATCCAGTACTTGATTTTGTCGTTGGTAAACAAATTTATCTTCCTAAAAATAGTAGTTTGACAACAGTGTTAGGATTATAATATGGCAGTAAATAGCGCAACAAAAAATATTGCCGCTGTAACAACAGGAGTTGCTGTAGTTAGTGGAGTAGCATCAAGCCTTGGTGGTATTGCCAGCTCAATAAAAAGTTTTGGAACATCGGTTGGCAACTTTTTTACATCCATCGGCGTAGAAACAGCACCTTATAAATTGCCAATGGCAAACTCTTTAAGTCAATATGCATCATACGATTATATTATCAGTATGGCATGTTTGTCTTCCGACGAATACAATTATCCAGATAGTTCGTATATGGCAGGTATATTACCGACTCCGTTTATTTTTAGAGGCGGAAGTATTACACCAAATAATAGAATACAACAAACTACCGGAATACAAGAATACTATTGTTCAGAATTGGTAATAAAAGGGCAATATGGATTTGAAAAAGGTACTGGAAATACAAATAGTACAAACCTAGAATTTACAATAATTGAACCGTACAGCATGGGACAATTTATGCAGGCAATACAAATTGCCGCAAGAAATAAAGGATATAAGAATTTTAATGAAGCACCTTACTTGCTCATGATTGAATTTAGGGGATCAGATCAACTTGGGTCATTAAAAACAGTTCCCGGAACTAAAAAATTTATTCCTTTTAATTTTAATAACATGAATCTTAAAGTGTCTGGATCTGGTAGTGTGTATCAATGTGTTGGAGTACCATGTAATGCGGCGTCACAAGCAGACAGTGTACGATTATTAAAAGCAGATCACACAATTAAAGGTAAAACTGTACAAGAAATATTACAAACTGGTCCTAATAGTTTGCAAGCCGCATTAAATGCTAAAACCAAACAACAAAAAGATGAAAAGTTAGTAGATGTTCCGGACGAGTATGTAATATTATTTCCTACAGATATTTCTTCTAGCGGAGCTAACGGGACTGTGTTAGCAACCTCAGCAACTGCCTCTAAAGAAACACCTACAACTGCTACATTAGATGTGAACGCTTCTTTCACCGATTCAAAATTGTTTAGTAAACTAAACATATCAAGAAGTACCGTTAATAAAACACTAGTGCAACCAGACGGTGTATGTAATGCTATAGGTCAAGCAAAATTAAATTTTGCTATTTCAAGATCATTTAATGAAGATTCAAAAACAGTTGATGCTAACGGAAATAGAATTAAAGCCAATGTAACAGCTCCTCCAGCTAATCTTAATGATTTTACTTTTAAACGAGGTTCGGATGTAATTAATGCTATTAATCAAGTCTTATTAAAAAGCGAAATTGCAATTCAAGCATTAGATAAAGACCCAGACGATAACGGTATGAGACCATGGTGGCGTATTGATGTGCAAACATACCACATACCAAGTAATGCTAATTTAGCAAAAACTGGTACGTTACCTAAGCTACATGTTTATCGAGTAGTTCCTTATCAAGTACACGCTAGTCGGTTATTAGCACCAAACGCACCGGCTCCGGGAATTGCACAACTTAAAACGCAAGCAGCCAAGGAATACAACTATATCTATACTGGTAAAAATAGTGAAGTACTCAGATTTGATATTGATGTATCTAATACCTTTTATCAAGTGTTTCAAGCAGATAATTTTACAACATCTGGAGATGCAACTCCTGAGGATAAGACTAAACCTAAAACTGCACCAGAATCTCCTACAGGTGATAATCCGATAGTAAATGCAGTAGCAACTGCATCAAAATTTGTTGCGTCGGTTTTTTCAACCGATAGTAAAGGCGGTAGCAAAGGCGAAACTCAAGCAAGCCGCGTTGCTAGAATGTTTCATGATGCTTTAATAAACGGTATGGACATGATGAATATTAATATGGATATTGCTGGTGATCCTTACTATATTGCAAACAGCGGAGCCGGCAACTATACTGCAACACAAACTAATTTAATTAATGTAACAAAGGATGGCAATGTAAATTATCAAAACGGAGAAGTAGATATTGTAATTAATTTTAATACTCCTACTGATCTTAATCAAATAACTGGCATGTATGATCTTAATAATACTAAACTAGTTTCACAATTTAGTGGACTGTATAAGATAACAACTATTACTAGTACTTTTAAAAATGGAAAGTTTATACAAAATCTTGTAGCTAATAGACGACAAGGTCAAGATAATCCAGCAACCGCCACAACAAAATCAATACCAACTGCTAAAACAGTACCAGTAACTCAAACCGATGCACAAGCCCAGCAAGATGCAGGTGGAGTATAAAGGATAAAAATGTCACAAGAAGATATTAACACTGGAACGGAAACACCCGATCTGCCTTCTTGGCCAGTCTTGGCAAAAGTTGTAAGCCATGCAGATCCTGCCACTATGGGTGCCTTAGAAGTTTCTATCGAAAGACCGGGCGCAGGCAATACTGATAGTGCTGTACAAATAATGCAAGTACAAATGATTAGCCCGTTCTTCGGCAGTACTAGCCAAGAATTTATTCAAAATGATCCTGACAATTATGCTAACACACAAAAAAGTTATGGTATGTGGTTTGTGCCGCCAGATGTCGGTACTAAAGTATTAGTAATTTTTATCAACGGTGATCCGGCTAGGGGATATTGGTTTGGCTGTGTTCCTGACGAAAACATGAATTTCAGTGTTCCGGGACTTGCTGCCACAACACTTAATGTTCCGGATGATAATTCATCTTATGCCGATAATCCTGATAGATTGCCTGTAGCAGAGTTTAATACATCGATACATGATCCTACAGTTGTTAATAATACAACGTTGATTAATAAACCAGTACACCCGTTTGCTAAAATACTAGACAAGCAAGGACTACTGGTTGATGACACTCGAGGTATTACTAGCAGTAGTGCTAGGAGAGAAGCACCTAGTTCAGTGTTTGGAATCAGCACTCCGGGGCCTCTCGATAAAGAAGGCCCAAAGGGTCTTGTTGGAAAAGCCGAAAGCAAAG